ACAACCATTGTACACGATACTGTACGTATAGTTCAAGATTATGCGTACGTACGAGCCTACTCGGACACAATTAAGATAGATTCAAGTACTTTTATTATAAACGATACCATCTCCAAAAACAAGATTCTTAATAGGGGGTTTTACGCAGATATAAGTCAAAAAACGATAAAATTGGAAACCATTAGGACAATACCATCCAAAAATGAGCTTTATTGGGGCATATTAGCCGATTTAAGGGCATTTGACAATAAAGTGGGTGTAGGAGTTGGTTTAGGAATTAAAACGTCTAAAAAGGGCTTATTTACAATATCGGCAAGTACTAATCAATATTCAATCGGATATTACAAAAAATTCTAATGAAATTACCTGTATCATATAAAGAGTTCGTTAAGCAGCCCATTGTTGCTACTTTATTCATCGTATTATGTGGAATATCGGCTTTATATGTAGATGTTAGATCAACATTCCAAGACCAAGCAAAGGCACAAAATGTACGAATAGAAAAGGTGGAGAATAGATTAGACTTAGTACAAAACGCATTAAGGAAATCGGATTCATTGAGTGCAGTTTCTACTACTAAACTTCAGGTACTAACTGACCTTAAAATGATACCAAAATAATGAGGTATTTATTATTCATATTTTTGTATGGTTGTAGTTTGACTGCTCAAGAGCCAAGTAAAGAACAAAAGATAGATAACGAGTTTCAATTATTGCTTAATAAAGTAAATGAAAACAATGTTAATTCATCTTTAGTTCAAAAAGAGGCATCTAAAAAAGAAAAGAAAATAATTACTAACACTATAAATAATATTAACAATTTAAAAAGTGAATTAAGTGAGGTTAAAGCTAGGTTGGATTCTATTGCTATTGATACTGGAAGTTCATTCAGCTTATTGCCAATACCCAAGAAGTAAAAGAATAGGAAACGATTCGGTAATAATAATAACTATTGACCAAGCAAACAACATAAACAACCTATACAAGAACTACAACGATTCAATTGTCAAATTAAATGATTCAATAATCAATTCAAACTTAAACTATGCAAAACTTAATAAAAAAATATTTGAGAAAACTGATTCTATCTATCTATGGAAAGTTAGGTATGAAGCTGCAAGAGAACTTACCAATTATAGAACCCAAGACCACGAAAAAGACGACCAAGCCAAAGAAATAGGGAAATATCTTTTAATCTTTATAATCATTTTACAATTTATCAAACTTTAAATATGGAATGGATAAAAAATTTACTTAGCGATGAAAGAGGAAGCATAAGCACTAAAAGAGTGATTGCTTTATTAAGTGCTTTATTTCTTTGTATTACTTTAATAGCTAATTCATTTAGTCATTTAGAAATAGCACCTAGTGATAAATTAGTAGATGCAGTAATGGTTATTTGTATTGCTGCAATGGGAACTACAACGATAGATAAATTCTCAAAATGAAACAAAAAGCAATCCTTAGACTAGCCTTAGTGATTTGGTTTGTATTATTAATATTCTTTATAATGGCAATTTATGTTAAGTAAAAAATCTATTGAAATGATTATCCAATTTGAAGTTGGAGGCAGAGCATACTACGACAAGAAACTACAAAGCCCTATTTGGGCAGGTGGCGAATCAGGTATCACAATAGGTATGGGATATGATTGTGGTTATGTTAGCGAAAAACAGTTCTTTTTAGACTGGGGTAATAAACTTACTCCTAACTTTTTAGAGCCATTAAGAAAGACAATTGGACTTAAAGGCATACAAGCTAAGCAAATGTTAAGAGGGGAATTATTACAAGTTAAAATATCATACAATATTGCATACGAAGTATTCGTTAAATGCTCAGTACCTAAGTATTTTAAAATGACTAAGGCAATATACCCAGAACTAGAAACGTTAAACGAGGACACTCAGGGTGCGTTAGTTTCTATGGTTTACAATAGAGGAAACAAGCTAGAAGGTGATTCTAGGATTGAAATGAAGCGAATAGTAGAGATGGTAAAGAACAAGGATTATGATGGGATTGCAGAGGAGATAGAGAGCAGTAAGAGACATTGGGAAGGCAAAGGATTAGATGGTTTAGTAGTGAGAAGGGAAGCAGAAGCAGACTTGATTCGTGATTCGTTAGCATAACAAAAACCTAAAATATGGCAACTCCACAACTGCGTACAAAACGCAGGAGACTTTTCTTTGATATAGAAACAAGTCCAAACATCGGATTGTTCTGGGAGGCTGGATATAAAAAGAACATAGATTACTCAAACATTATTCAAGAACGAGCAATCATTTGCATTTGCTATAAGTGGGAAGATGAAAAGGAAGTTTATTCCTTACAATGGGATTCTAAGCAAAATGACAAGACAATGCTTCTTAAATTTATTGAGGTAGCAAATTTGGCTACTGAAATGGTTGGACACAATGGCGACAAGTTTGATTTAGCTTGGATTAGGACCAGATGTTTATTTCATCATATCCCAATGTTTCCTAAGTATTTAACTATTGATACTTTAAAGGTAGCAAGACAAAAGTTTAGATTTAATTCAAATAGACTTAATTACATAGCAGATTTCTTAGGCTTAGGTCAAAAGATAAAGACCGAATATTCATTGTGGAAAGACATTCTTTTACACAAGGATAAGATTGCTATGGAAAAAATGATAAAATATTGCAAAAAAGATGTTGTTTTGCTAGAGAAAGTATTTGCAGAATTAAAGAATCATATAGAGCCTAAGACACATTACGGAGTTGTTTTTGGAGAGGATAGAGGAACTTGCCCTGAGTGTGGAAGTGATGACTTAATAAAAAATAATAAAGTAGTAACTGCTACTGGATTAACAAGGATTCAATATAGATGTAATACTTGCTACAAATATCATAGTAAAACCGATAAATAAAATGAAGATGCCTAAAAATTGGAATCGTTTAAACATATCAGAACAAGAAAACTGGTTAGTAAAGAAGTATCAAGAAATGATTAGCGAAGTAGAATCAGTATCTAAGATGTTAGCCAAGATAAGAGGTGGCAATAGAATCGTAGTTAAGGAGATTGAAAGACCAGATGAAGCCTTGCTGAAAGCGTGAGAATCAAAATCATATATCGTAAACTTGGTAAGGAACAGGCTTACGGCATATCCTCTAGTGATGGGGTAATAGAGATTGATGAAAGGCTAAAAGGCAAGAAAATGATGGAGATATTGATTCACGAGATATTACATTTATTAAACCCAAAGGATGATGAAAAAACCATAATTCGCAAAAGTGTAACTTTGACTAAAGTCTTGTGGAATGAAGGGTATCGGAAAATTGATGATACAATCGACCTCCCTTTACAAGATGGTTCTATTTAGGTTGTTTTTTCTTGTTCATAGGTTCTCCTCAGTGTAAAAAGCTGGGGAGTTTTTATTATATTTGTATTCAGATATACTAATGGTTTAGCGGGGACTTGTTTCTACTTGTCCCCCCTTTTTTTGCCCTTATGTTATAACATCCCTTAAAAGTAACATAACAATAGATATATGTTACTTTAATGACACATTATCGTATGAATAAGTGTATCAATCATACAATTATATGCAGGAAATTATAATTTGGGTATCACAATTTGTGATGTTCACGAATCCGTGAAAGGTTTAAAAATGTGAACACTTGCGTAGTTTGACTACCAACAATTAACAAATTTTGTTACAAGTCTATATAAATCAGTAACATATTTGCCCTAATTCCATTACAACATTTTACATATTGTACCTAAAACATTGTACAATGTTCCCAATTTGGTTACAAAAGTTCTCTAATAGTAAACTTATCAATCACAAAAGTTACCCAATAAGGCAACTTTGAGCCGTATTTGACCGATAATCGGCTCATTTTAGACTGATAAAAAGAAATTTAAATAATTTTTGGTTGTTATTGTAATTATTTATATCTTTGTGAAACAAAAGGGAATTAACCCAATTGTAAAAACCATTATTTATGAAAGCAAATTTAAACGCATTAGAAACTTTGGTAACTAAAAAATCAAACCAAATTATTCTAAAAAAAGAAGATTCAGATTATTTTTATTCAGTTGGTCAATTTCAGTTTATTGCAACTAAACAACCAAAATGTGGTAATGAAAAAGGAGGCTATTTTGTAGAGTGTCAAAAATGGATAAATAACGGAATGCATCAGCAAGGTGTTGATTTAGGGATTTACAATATAGTAAGTTTAAAAGAGGTTAAACAAATTATATTTTGTTTTTTATTTTCGGAATCAGTTGAAGCAGCAGCAAAAAAAGTATTTAATAATTAAACTAATTATAAAACAAAAAGTATGAAAACACTATTAAGCCTCAACAACAATTTCTATCCCTACAATGGGAACTTTATCCCTCAATCAGGAGACAACATTTTCTTAGACTATGCAATAGAAGATACCAAGTTCTTTGTTGTAAAGTTTAGGACTATTGACCTAGCAAACAATCAAATCATTATCTCAATTGAAAAAATCTAAATTATGACAGACCAACAAAACAAGAATTTTCAGGCAATCGTTATTTTAATCTTTGTCTTTATTGTAACAGGAATCTTACAAAACATTTAACCTTATGAAAACCGAAAAAAAAGAAGTAGTCTGCATCCGACTGCCAGAATCAATCAAGAAAAAAGTAGATGCCGAAGCTAAAAAGATGTACTTAGCACCAAGCAAATTAGTATCAATTATCGTACAAAAATATTACGAATCTAAAAACTAAACTATGCAACCATTAATCTATCAAGGAAAACAACTAAAACTACACCAGAGAGCAACTTGTTTACTAGAACTGTTAAAGAAGGCTCAAGCAAGGCAATCCAGCATTGAAACCGACCTTATTAAATGGAGAGGAGCAACTTGGGACAATCCTATTAAACTAATGAACAGGTACGAAGATGACTACCTTATTAAGATTGCTAGAATGAACCAAATTCAAAAGAGAATCTTAAAGTCTTATCACTTCCTGATACTGGACCTTTACGAGATTACCGAAGATTTTATGTTACCAATAAACCTTTTACATTTTTAAATATGAGTTACATAGACAATACCAAATCGCAATTATTACGAGAAAACTACATTTTAGAGGTAGAGAATGAAATGCTTAGAAACCAAATTAAAAAAATTAAACTAGAAATCAATGAATTACTGGGCAATACCAAGTCAAAAGGAGAGCAGACTGACAACGAAGGAAATGATAAAGTATTCTGAAACAATTATAGATAAGATTGCAGAATATTACAAGATACTTCCTAAGGACATTAAAGGCAAAAGCCGTAAAAGGCATTTTGTAAAAGCAAGATTTATAGCAATGTATTGTATAAAAAATAACACAACTTTAACATTAAAGGCAATTGCAGATATGGTAGGCAGAGACCACACTACAATTATCCACTCTTTAAAGACTATACAAAACACTTTAGACTTGCATTACGATACGGATTTAAAGGATGAACTAAACGAAATTAAAAGATTAATATAAATTTTTGTTATTCACAAAATAGTCTTATTTTTAATTATTATTTACCAAAAAACCATAGTATGATTAACTTACAAACAAACTCACTTATCAACATTTACAAGGCTTTAGCATCCTTTCAACAGGAATGCCCTGTAATACACAAGGGAACAACAGGTCATAATTATACCTATGCCGACTTCCCTACAATTCTTGAAGTAATTAATCCGATACTCAAGAAACACAATCTAGGATTTACGCAGCTTCTTATTGAGGATGGATTAAAGACAATTATCTTTCACACTATTAGTGGAGAGGCAATTGAATCTAATGCAACAATCCCACAAATTACTCTTAGGGGTATGAATGAGTATCAATCCTTTGGTAGTGGTATTACCTATTACAGGAGATATGCTTTAAGTGCTGCTCTTGGCTTAGTAACTGATAAAGATACCGATGCCTCTGGAGAGAAAGCTGCCTCAGTATTTATTAAGAAACACAAGTCAATACTGGACTTAACATTAGCTATTGATATGTGCGAAAACTTAAATGAATTATCTAAACTGCATTCTTTAAATAAGGATTTAATGAATGAAGGGATAACTGCATTATTTACATCTAAAAAATCTAAATTATGATTGACCAAAAACTAATAAAATTAAGAGACTTGGTTTCTTATTGGGAATGGAAATCTAGTTCTTGTCATAAGTTTTGGGTAAAAGAAACCTACCAAGAACTTAAAAAGGCAAGACAAAACCTAAAGGAATATAAGACAAAACATTACCCATCAACCCCATTATTAACCCAGCCTAAGCCATTCTCAAGGATTGATACTTGGACTGAACAATACGAAAACTATGAATGAATTTCCTAGCATTGACTTAATGATAGGTCAATTAAATAAATCAATCAAGGATATTGAAGCTACATCTATGTCAAGCGAAAACTTTGTACTAAAAACATTGTATGCAGCAATGAGATTAGCTTTAGATATCAAGAACGAGGAAATGAATTATTTTAAATCTAAAAACAATTAATATGGCTATAAGTACTTGCTGTGGAGCAGAAACCGATATGGATGAAATAGGGATTTGTCCTGAATGTATGGAACATTGCGACTGGGAGGATGAGGATGAAGATGAAATCGCAAAGGATGAGAAAGAACAAAACGAAATAGATGAAATAATGCTAAGAGAAGCAGAGGAAAAATTACATAATCAATAAACAAAACAAAATGGAAAAGAAACAAAACTATGGTGCTTGGAAAAAAACAACATCAAAAGGAGAAGTAATTGAATTTACTATTGAGGACAAACGCTACTCAATGTGGTTAAATCAATACAAAAAGCCTGAATCAAAAGAACCAGATTACAAAATCTATCCTAATGATTACAAGCCAAAAGCTGAAACAAAAATGGAGTACGCATCTCCAGTAAACCAACAGGAAAGCGAAGATGATTTGCCGTTTTAAATAACTATCTAAAAACAAAAACTATGAGCCAAAACAAACAAATAGCAGACTACCTAAACAAAGGTAAAAAGCTAACTACTCTTGATGCCTTAAACAAATTTGGATGCTTTAGATTAGCATCACGAATAAATGATTTAAGGAATGATGGAATGAATATAGCAACAAAGATTATTAAGCTAGAGAACAAGAAGCAGATTGCACAATATTCGTTAAAATAGTTTATATTTGCAATAGGTGTAGGATACCGAATTTTAAACTTATTGGCTCGAAGCTGAACCCCTAATCCTACTGGGGGGAATGCCTAGAGCCTTTTTTATTTATGAGTAGAGACCCAGCAGTATTGTTTTACACTTCTGATTTTTTAAGTGGAACATTTACTATGACTAACGAACAGGTTGGCAAATACATTAGATTATTATGCCTCCAGCATCAAAAAGGAAGATTAACTGAAAAGGATATGCTAAGCATATGCTCTGCATATGATTCCGAGATTTGGGATAAATTTAAGATTATAGATGGATTCTACCTTAACGAAAAGATGTCAAACGAGACAATTCGTAGGCAAAAGTTTACAGAAAGTAGGAGAAACAACGCTTTAACCCCTAAAAGCGAAAGCACTAGCAAAGCATATGCTAAGCATATGGAAACTGAAACTGAAACTAGAACTGTAACTATAAATAAAACTAAAATACTAGATGAGCAATTTGAGGAATTTTGGGATTTATACGATTATAAGAAATCTAGGGATAAAGCAGAAAAGGCTTGGAAAACTTTAAATCAAGAGGAAAAGGCTTTAGCTTTACAACACGCACCAGTATATGCTCAATCAACTCCTGATAAACAATTCCGTAAACATCCTACAACCTATCTAAACAACAAATCTTTCAACGATGAAATTATTGAACGAACTATTAGTACAAAACTTAGCTACGCAGAACTTGAATGGGAACGACTTAAAAATCTTGGATAAGGATGAAATAAAGGTTTATAAGGCAATGGAATCTATGCACATTGGCAAATGCTCAAGAATAGAAGTAACTGAGCATCTAAAGACTTGTATTGCTTTGAGTGGTATGCAAGTGCCAACAAATCAAATATTTAATCTATGCGTTTCCTTTACAATAGAATCATACGGACAATACAAACTAAAGGAACTTGGAGTAGCATTTAAGATGTTTGCAGAGGATAAGTTTACTATTGGCAATCATATAAATTTTTCTCCTAAGTTAATAGGGGAGGTAATGAATGCCTATAAAAAAATAGCAGTACAAGTAAGAAACAAAATAGAACCAGAACAACCTAAACAAATAGAAATGAAAGTAGATGAAGAACAAGTAATGCGAGAGGAAGCTGAGTATTGGAAAACATCTAAGAAGGACTGGAGATTCCTAAACTATCAATGCTTTGACTATCTATGGAAACGAAAGCTACTAAAGATAACCCCTGATAAAGCTGAGTACATAAAATCTAAAGTAAAAGCCTATCATTTGGCACAGGCTAAAAAGCCAGAGGATATGTTAGTAGATGAGGAAACTATGAGACAACAATGTAAAAAATATTCCCTTAAACTTTATTACGACAACGAACTATGATAGAAACTATAATAGTATTTATTATCCTTTGGATTTGGATAATTTACGAAATGATTAACGCACCATTAAACAAAGACAAATGAAAGAAACTTTAGCAATGATTAAATTCTTTTTTATATCAGTACCAGTATTCCTATGTGTTTATTGTACTATTATGATTTATGTTGAACTTAAAGAACTATATGAGTAAGATAAAAGGACACGAGAACGCAATGCCTATAAGATTGATATTTATAGATACAAAGGAGGAAATAGAGTTTAAGTCAGTAGCCTACGCAAAAAGAGTAACTGGAGTAAATGAGTACCAAATAAAGGAAAGTCTAAACCCAGTCAAGAAAAAAAGATTTGAGTACCAAAATAGACAAATAGCGTTCCGTATTAAGAAATAATCTAATTTTGTGCTATGGCATTACAAACCATTCCAAAACTTACAGGAAAGACACAAACAATTTTTAATCGTTATATACGACAAAGAGATAGTCAAAATGGTTACTTTACTTGCATATCGTGTGGCTCTACTAAAGATACCTCCCAAATGGATGCAGGTCATTATGTGCCTGTCAAGAATAGTTCAGCTTTAAGATTTGATGAGTATAATGTAAACGGAGAGTGCAAGGCTTGTAATGGATTTGACCAATTCCACCTAATAGGTTATCGAAAAAACCTAATAGATAAGATAGGAGAAAGAATGGTATTACACTTAGAAAGTCAGTCAAGACTTATAAAGAAATGGACTAGAACTGAATTAAACGAAATAAACGAAAAGTATGGCGAAACTAAATCCTAATGGCAAGGTTTCCTTTGGGTCAAGGAAAAAAGGAAAGGCTAAAAAGACATCTGGTCCTAAAGACAAACCTACTAAACCTTATAACCGACAAGGCAGATAATGAAAAACACATACGGAAAGAAGCTATATACTTGTAAATGTGGTACAGTTACCGAAGGATATGTATGGTTCGCTGAGATAAAAGAAACAAAATTCAAATGCACTAAATGTGGCAAATCAGTTGGCTATGACAATTTAGAAAAGAAAGTAGATAGTATAATTTCAATACGAACACCAACAAAAAACAGATAATGCTAATTACCGAAATAAAGTCAAACCCAAACAATCCTAGAATTATTAAGGACCATAAGTTTAAACAACTTGTAAAGTCTATTCAGGATTTCCCACAAATGCTAGAACTTAGACCTATTGTAATTGATGAACATAATATGGTACTTGGTGGCAATATGAGATTAAAGGCTTGTCTTGAAGCTGGGTTAACAGATGTTCCAGTAATACACGCAAACAATCTAACCGAAGCACAAAAGAAAGAATTTATAATTAAGGATAATATTTCATTTGGCGAACACGACTGGGATGCTTTAGCTAATGAATGGAATATTATAGAACTAGATGAATGGGGTTTAGATATACCAGCTTTTGCTAACAATGACATAGAGGAAACAAAGGATAATGCCAAAGGTGGCAAGACTTGTCCTAATTGTGGAGTAACTTTGTAATAATTAAGAAAGAGATTAGAGAAAATGGCAAACGAACAAAATTTAATACCAGCTCAAAAAGGGGAAATTAGAAACCCTAATGGCAGACCTAAAGGAATACCTAATAGCAAGACTAGATTGCTAAGATTATTAGAATTGGTCCAAGTAAAGACTAATCCTATTACAGGAGAGAAAGAGGAGTTTACTGTGGCAGAGCAATTAGATATGATGGTATTACAAAAAGCATTCAAAGGAGATTTAAAGGCATATCAGGAAATACTTGATAGACTAGAAGGTAGAGCAAAACAAACAACGGATTTAAACGCAAACATTCAAGGTAGCGTTCAAATAACAATACAACAAGATGAACGATGTAAACCAATTGAAGATTAATGCAACACCAGTATTCTTTGCCAACAAAAAAGCGTATGAAGGTAGCTATCCAGTTATTTGCAATGAGGGTGGCACTCGTTCTTCAAAGTCTTATTCAATAGTTCAATTACTTATTGAGATTGCATATAACAACCCAAAGACTAGAATTTCAATAGTATCACATTCACTTCCCCATATTAAACGAGGGGTTTACAGAGACTTTAAAAGCATAATGGAGAATTGGGGTCTATGGTCCGATAATGAATTCAGCTTCTCTGATTTTATATACACATACCCTAATGGTTCTTATATTGAACTATTTGGATTAGAGGATGAAAGCAAGGCAAGAGGACCAGCGAGAGATGTTCTATTTATCAACGAGGCAAACTTAATCAAACGTACATTATACGACCAATTACTAATGAGAACCACAGGAAAGGTTTTCTTAGACTGGAACCCTGCTGACTTTGTCAATTGGGTATATGAGATAGCCGACAATCCTGAAAACAAACGTATTCATTCTACCTACCTAAACAACCTGCCTAACTTATCTGAATCACAAATAAAGAACATTGAGCAATATCAAAAACTACCAGATGACTTTATGTGGAAAGTTTATGGCTTAGGTCAAAGAGGAGCAGCCAAAGAGTTAATATATACTCAATGGAAACAATATGATACTGCACCTGAAGGAGATGTATTCTATGGATTAGACTTTGGGTATGTGCATCCAGCAGCACTCATAAAGGTTACTCATTACGAAGGAGAGAACTACTTTGAGGAAATCATTTACAAAAGTGGACTTACATTATCGGACCTTACAAGATTAATAAAAGAGAAAGTGCCAGAAAGAGCAACGATATACGCAGATGCAGCAGAACCTAAATCAATAGAAGAATTATACCGACAAGGATTTAATATTAAACCTGCTCAAAAAGATGTATGGGCAG